ACAACGGCAGATTAAAATAAAAAAGGGGGATTCACTGTAGCTGCTGCCGCTGAATCAGATACAAAAGTCCTGGTAAAGATCAATGCCTAATTTAATTGCAACGAGACCAATCTTATATTTAGCGCATCAATATAAGATTGGGGACATTTTGCCGCAAGACGCAGGTCTGGCAGAGGCATGGATTGAAACAAATTCTGCTGTCTGGGAAGAAGAAACTCAGACAGCAGAAAAGTCCAAGAAAGCGAGAAGAGTTGTCGCTCAACCAGGAGTGTCAGGAAAATCTTCAGATGGAGATCCTGAAGCGTTAGCTGGAAGAGTTCCAACAAAACGATAATGTCATTTAAGGATCTTATTAAAAAAGATGTGCAAAAAATATTTATGAATCCCGATGAATTCTCCGAAATTCATAACATAAATGGCAAAGATATGCCGATTCAGATCGATGCAAATGAACAGATCGAGAGAGAAAAAAGACAGAATCAGAATTCAAGTGGAATTTATGTAAATCAGAAATTGGTTTATGTTTCTGCGCAGGATTACGGAAAACTACCCAAACAAGGCTCTCGAATTGTCATGGATGGATATTTGTACATGGTAGCAGACGCAATCGATGAAGGCGGAGTCTATACGTTAACACTGGAGGTGGTCAGAGCATGATCAAAATAGAAATCAATCAAAGAGAATTGAATCGTATTGATCAAAAACTTGCCCAGATTGGTAAAAAAACTCCAGTGGTAGTATCGAGGGCGCTGAATAAAACGGCAGTTAGTGCAAGAGTGAGATTGAAAAATCGAGCGCAGGCAGCTTATACGGTAAAGTCTGGAAAATTTAATAAGTACATGGAAATTCGAAAAGCAAATTCTGGCAGTTTGTGCGCTGAGATTAGATCGCAAGGTTCGCCGTTAAATTTGACAAACTTTAAAGCAACAACTCCTAAGAGTGGAGCAAAAGCGCAAATTGTAGCAGGCGGAGGTTTAAGGGTACTTATTTATTCAGCAGGAAGCAGTCCAATCAAAGCGTTCAGGGGACCGAATGGTCTAATTTTTCAACGGCGAGGCAAAAAAAGAAAACCAATTAAGAAGCTGTTTTCAAACTCAATTCCAGTCATGATTGGAAACGAGGAAAGAGTCTATGGTGTCGAGAAAGATAACATACAAAGTGATCTGAACAAATATGTATCACAGCAAATCGCGATATTGATAAAGTAAGGTGAAAAAAATGACAGCATTAGAACTGCAAGAAGATCTTGCAAACAAAATAAGCGAAATCGTAAAGGATGTCCAGACAAAAAACTGTCAAGGGAAACTTGTGTCAGGAATAACTACCTTTAAACAGAAGCTACCGGAACTGGTAGCAGATGAAGATAATCCTTCACAGTTTTTCCCTTATGCAATTATTCGCTTAGAGGATGGAGAAACTGCAGATGACAATGATCCATGGACAGTAGCAACGTCCGTTCTTTTTGGTATTTACGACGCAGATGTTAATAATACCGGTTATAAGAGTGTGATGGAGATGGTGCAGAAAACAATTGATCATTTCACGGCAACTCCACTGTTAAATAAAAAATTTAGGGCTAAACAGGAAATAAGCTGGGCGCTGCAAGAAGCAGATCCTAATACCTATCCTTATTCATTTGGAGCGGTAGAAATCAAGTTCGAAGTTCCTAAGATGCCCAGAAAGGATGATTACGCATAATGGCAACAGAAAAAGCAAAGACAACTGCAACTGCAACCGCAAAACCAGAGACAGTCGCAATTACAAAAATTTATGTAGGGCCAACGATCCCAGGTGTAGCAATTCAGAATAGAGTCTATTCAGAAACTCCGACTGGGCTTTCCGAAGCATTCGAAAAGGTTCCAGAAATGCAGAATCTTATGATTCCGATTTCTGAATACGCAGAAGCAGAAAGAATGATCGATAATCGAAAAGGTTATGTTTATAGCGCCTATTTAAAGGCGTTAGAATACAAAGAAAATAAAGGAGGAAACTAACAGTGAAACATGGAATATTTATCCAGGAAGAAGCTACGGCACTTACAGTACCGATCACCGGCAACAGTTCAGTGCAGGTGGTCATCGGGGCAGCTCCGATCAACATGACAGAGAATCCTGCGGAATTAGTCAATGTGCCAATTCTTGCAAATTCGGCCACGGAAGCAAAGGCAGCACTCGGATATAGTAACAAGATGGGAAAAGGCGAATATACACTCTGTCAGACAATGTATGCGACAAGTAATTTATTTGTCGTATCTCCAGTCGTTTATATCAATGTTCTGGATCCGGCCAAACATAAAAAATCATTAGCTGAATCCCAGTATCCGGTCGTAAATAAGCAGGCCGTGATCAACGTTGAAGGGGTACTAAGAGACAGCCTGACTGTTAAGAATTCGACTGGAGCGGTAGCACTTACAGAAGGTACTGATTACAGTGCAGAATTCAATGAGGATGGCCATCTGGTACTGACAATGATCGCAGGAGGAAAAGGAATCTCTGCTACAAGCTTAACTGTATCAGGAAATGTTCTGGATCCATCAATGATCAAGAAAGAAGATATTATCGGTGCTTACAATCCATCAACAGGAGCCGAAACAGGGGCAGAGGTAATCCGTCAGGTTTACCCAAAACTTGGTATCGTCCCTGGGCTGTTGATCGCACCGGAATGGTCACAGGAACCAGAGGTCGGTGTAGCACTTGCGGCCAAGGCGGCACTGCTCAATGGTGTCTTTAAGGCAATGGCGCTCGTAGATCTTGATACAACAAAAGCAACAAAGTACACGGACACAAAGAAGGTGAAAGAAGATAGTGGATTTACTTCAAAATTCTGCTATCCATTGTGGCCAAAAGCTAAGGTTGGAGATAAGGTTCTTTCCATGTCCGCAGTCGTTGGTGCACTCGTTGCTTACACGGATGCAGAAAATGACGATGTGCCTTCTATTTCCCCGTCAAATAAAATGCTAGGCGTGACAGGTGTATGTCTGCAGGATGGAACAGAAGTGACAATCGATCAGGATCAGGGGTCAACCGTCAATTCATACGGAGTTGCAACGGCGATCAATGTGAATGGTTGGAGACTCTGGGGAAATTATACCGGAGCGTATCCATCTGGCACAGATGCAAAAGACATCTGGTTCCCAGTTCGCCGAATGTTCAACGGGCATGGAAACACATTCATTCAGACCTACTTCTCGAAAGTAGACAATCCGATGAATCACGTACTGATTGAATCTGTTGTGGATTCAGAAAATATTCGATGCGGAGCATATGCGCCGGATAAATGGGCAGGAGCATCTATCGAATATCGTCAGTCAGATAATCCAACGTCAGATATTCTGGCAGGAAAGATGACCTTCAGACAGAAGATCGCGCCGTATACACCAGCTCAAGAGATTGAAAACATCTTAAGCTACGACATCGAAACACTTACTAATGTCCTTCAGGGAGGTGAATAAGAATGGATTTATTACCAGAAGTCCTGAATAACTTTAATATTTATAATGATTCAGGAAATAAACTGATCGGAGTTTCTGGAGAGGTAGAACTTCCAGAATTAGAAGCAATCACAGATACATTAGAAGGATGCGGAGTTCTTGGAGAAATTGAAGATCCAGTCACAGGGCAGTTCTCTAGTGCGACTATTAAAATTCCTTTTGCCGTTCTGTATGAAAGCTTGTTCTCAATCATGAACACAACAAAACCGCCGCAGCTAACACTTAGGGCGTCAATGCAGTGCATGGATCCAACAACTGGAGTCACAGATTACTATCCAGTTAAGATCGTTGTTCGAGGAAAAGCAAAAACCAATACTCTCGGCAAAGCTTCCAAAGGAAAGAAAATGGAAGCAGAAGTCGAAATGGAGATTTTGTATATTAAAATCGAAGTAAACAGTAAGACAGTTCTGGAACTTGATAAATTAAACTTCATTTATGTATTAAATGGAGTTGATATGCTGGCAAAAATCAGAAGCCAGTGCTAAAGGAGGATAACAAAATGAGCGAAAAGAAAGCTGAAGTGATAACAATGAAGATCGCAGAAGAGAAAAATGAAATGATCATCGAGCTTGTCAATACATATGATTTTGAAGGAGAAAAAATCAGTAAAATTGACATGAGTGGACTCGAAGATATTACTGCAAATGACATGATCAAAGCAAACAAAGTGCTGACAGCATCCGGAGGAGTGTCAATGATGCCGGAAACAAATCTGGAATATTGCCTGATCATTGCAGCAGGAGCGACAGGACGCCCTGTGGAATTCTTCAAATCAATGAAGCCGCACGACGCAATTAAGATCAAGAATGCAGTGACAAATTTTTTCTTCGGAGAGGAATAGATATAAATGATTTACAGCAACTAAGAAAGCTGTGTATCACGCTATCGTTAAATTTACAGACGGGCCTAGATTATTTTCTAAGCCTGTCTTTTTTTGATCTATTAGATCTATGTGAAGACTTGAGGGAGGTGAGCAAAGAATATGAGCGCAAGTAGTGATTATAAATTATCGATTAAGATCGCCGGAGAGCTTGAAAAGTCTTTGTCATCATCTATTCAGTCGGCACAAAAAATGTTAAACGGCATGGGAAATGCGATGACAGGCGCAGGGAAGAAACTAACAAAAGGAGTGACCGCTCCGATTGTTGCGCTTGGTGTATCTTCAGTAAAAGAATTCGCCAGCGTTGACAAATCTCTGAAACTCGTACAAGCAACCATGGGATCAACAAATAAAGAAGCTTCTCAATTAGAATCTTCAATCAAAAAAGCTGCGGCCAATTCTGTATTCGGAATGCAGGATGCGGCGGATGCATCCCTAAACTTTGCCAGGCAGGGATTCAATGCAAAACAGACAGCGGATATGATCACGCCGTCGTTAGATCTTGCAGCAGGAACTGCAACAGACTTATCAGCTGTCACGGATGGTCTGGGTAACAGTTTAAAAATGTTCAAAAAAGATTCAAGCTATGCAGCAACCGCAGCTGATATCTTTTCAAAAGCGCAAGCTCAGGCAAACACGACGGTAACTGATTTGTTCGAGGCAATGTCAACAGCCGGACCGATTGTGCAATCAGTCGGATGGACAATGTCAGATCTGGCCGCGATCACGGACGTCTTCGCAG